TATACTCTTATCAAAAGAGACAATCAGATTGGAGTCACGGTCTCCCCTGACATCGCCTCTCTCACTTGTTCTACAGTAGGAACTGTGTTGACTCCATACTTATTCTTGATTGCACTCGCCACACGCATCTTAGCCTGTCCAAGATTTACAAGCGACCACTTCGGGTATTCTTTCTTGAGGATATCAAATACACGGTCCGTCAATGCCTTCCAGATATCAGCAGAAATAACGGCTTCAGAACTCCACATCTCTCCCTCAATCAACTCAAAAAACTCGGCTACTGCCTCCTTGGTGACTTTAAAAAAATCCTTTGCGGGATGCACGCGGCTTGTATACTTCTCAAGTAACTTGTGCAGAACCTTCTCCTTTTCATTTGCGGCAACAACTCTCTTTGCAAAGGCGACTTCGAACGGAATCGGAACGGGTCCATTTGAGAGCTCCTCCGCCTTTTCAGCGGGATTCATACTGGTGAACCCAACCTTAACCATACCATCAAAAAGAGGATTTGTCATGCAGTAGAGGTATCCAGGCTCCGTTGTCATTCTTATAAGAGAGAGTTTTAATTTGCATCAATTTCTTCCGCGGCCTGCTCATCAAGCTCCTCAAGAAGTGCATCAATCTCATCAATCGCTTCAATACGATAGTATTTTCCATAAAGCAATGCAAATAGGTAAGAATCCTTTTGGGGAATACCTACTTTATGAAGATAATCGAAATAATCTGTAATTGCTTCTGTAATCTCATAGTACAGTCTGCGCAATTCCGTATAGTCCTCGAATGCAATTGGAGTATCTCCCTGAGTCATTTGGTTATACAGAACTTTCGCACTATCGAGTGTATTCTCAATAATGGCAATTTGCTCATTCATGAGGGCGTAATTGGGTTGCTGTGCCATTTTGTATACTCATGGTGTAGTAACAAAGCAACTTCAAATTTTTACTGCGGTCGCAAACCTATTGCGCTACGCTCAATATGCGAACATGAGCGTAGCACGACCACCATAAATACGGAAAATATTGTAGGTCTCTGCCCAAATATAGATCCAAAATCTCTCAACTCCTGTACCCACTGTGCAGCCACGACCTGCGGCCATTGTGAGTTCCAGATCGATTCGCCGAATCTTATCCAGATTCGCTTCACCAGACGGTTGACTCGGTGCCATAAATCCATTCATGACACCAAATGGTAAATTATAGTAATATCGATTGACCCAGGGTGATTTTCTCTGATTGATACTTGGCAGAATTGTGCGAAACATCGAGGAGACCTCCGTACCATAACGGACTAGCCGACCTTCATAGATAAAGGCAATATCACTAATTGGGTCCGAATCTCGTGTACTATATCCAGGTGCATAATCGCCAGTAAAATACGCGGCATTAAGACCACTTGCATCAGGCCACCAAGGAGCTACTCTACAATCCACTCCACTCAAATCACGTGTTGCTAAGAACGGTGCATTATAACTTGGCGCCTCGTATCGCCCTGCATAAAAAAAAAGATCTCGCGTAGGATTTGGAATACGAAGCGGTACTGAAACTTTAGGAAAATTCTTCGTATCATACGGTTCAATCCGATAATGTTGCGGAATCGGCAGTAAAATATCAGCAAGACGGAAGCGGTTCGCTTCGGCCTTGTCAAGATAGATATATTCTGCCATTAAATACGTATCACCAAGCGACTGTATCAAAGGCATTGTGTGACCCTTAAAAATACTTGCACTCTGTCCAAGATAATTTAGTGTGCCAGTGGGATTTGCCACATAGAAAGGTGAACCTAGAATGGGAGGATAGACTTTGCCTGCCTGAACTCCAATCGCAGAGTCTGTAATTACATCACTTACGTAGGTGTCCGCAATCGGTGCAAAGTTAATTGTGAGGCGCACAGCATCTGTACTAATTGCATCAATTGGTAGGAAGGATCCAGCATCACCTCGACTGAACCAGAAAGGTAGAGGTACTGCCACTTGTGCAGGACGCTTCTGCGGATCCCAGCCGATTGTTCTCTTGGTAAAGCCGTTGTCGTACCGTTGAATAAGTCGATTTACGGACGTGACCTTCTCAAGAGGTGTGTGAAACTCATCGAGAACTTCAAGAAGCTGCGAATCTAGGACTTCTGTACGGGACCCTCCAATATCAATCTGTGCGCTGCTCACAAGCACATGACCGAGAGAATTTGTCCAACCATAGGTGGGGCCCAGTAAAGTAACTCCTGATGCATCTGCCGCCACCTTCGCAGCAATTTGCGGACCAACAATATCGGGTAGATTCACCACCAGATACAAACGGCTAATTAAATGTCCCTGTCGCGGCAATGTGATGGTCGCAGACTTTCCAAAATCCGGAATTTGATCGAAGTCAATACGGGACCACTGCGTTGTAAATCGACCCGCCTTGATGAAGACCTTCTTAAAAAAATCGATTTTTGGCTGCCCCTTTGGGGCCAGGAGTCGCACATCCTGAATTCCAGATTGAAGGATTTTGAGGAGTGCTGCGACCATCTATCTATGAGCTCGTTAGATAGAATAGAAGACAAACCGCAGACCATACTCCTTCATACACTTCTTCAAGAAGACCTCGCATGATTGACACGGTTGCGAGAAGCGACTCTGTGGTGTGCGACCCATGCGAAAGACATACATGTCTGCGCCACGAAGCAGATCAGTATTTCCAATCTTCTTGACGACCGCCCGCTCTGCATGAATACTCCAATCCGAATATCCACAGCCCATATGACGAGCACCGAACTGATTACAGGCCTCGGCAAGAATCTTACCACGCTTTACGATAAAGGCCACATGAATGTGGGCCCAACCTGTGTTTGTCAGAGAGTTATTCTCAAACTTTGCACCTTCATTTTCAAAGAGAGTCTTTGCAAAGGTATGTGCACATTTTGGCTCCTTCTCAACCCGATTTGGATACTTGTTGAACCGACGAGGCGTAGGGGTTGCCATGTTGTGTGATACATTGTATAGTGCCAGCAAGCAACTTCAAATTTTTATAAGTATCATTAGCTGTCAAACATCTGGTTGCCAATGCCATTCTCGAAGCGTAGCCAGCGTAGACCAAGAACATAGACAACCACCTCCCATTCCTGATTATAGACTCCACCAGGCGGAGTCACAGTGAGTGTCAAGCGGACACTCTGCGCACGCGATGCGTTGAGAGTTCCAGTGGGCTGATGGTCCGACGGTTTTCTTGCAATCGGATAGCCATAGATATACGAGCTATAAGAAGTAATTCCTCCAAGATGATGGCGACTCAAGAGTTGACGGAAATACTCCTCCTCTGCACGAATTAGTTCAATACCGTTCACTTGTATGACCGCAGAGACTACAAACGGCTTCGGTGGATTGAATGTGGAATTGTACTCGGCACTAATTACAGAACTATAGTTCGTCCACTCATTATTTTCAACGATGGCCGCCTTACGCCGTACAAACCAGATAATCTCCTCCATAGGATGGTTTGCCTCAAGTGGCAACTGTACAGTAATTGTATCGCCTGCCGATTTATTTACTAAATATTTCATGGGCTCAGAAAAGGTGAAGGTCTGGACTCCACGATACAGCATTTCAAAGGGTGTATAGAGCATACGCTCACGTACAAGACCACTTATATAGGCCCCATACGTGACTAACTTGAAGTCTTCAAAAGCAGGTGCATCGGCGGCGGCCGTGATTTGAATCGTGGGTCGGAAAGGAAAGCCATTATCGATGAAATTGAAAGTCTCTCCAAGAGGTGTAGCCGTACATGAGGAACGAAGGCCGTTTGCAACCCTTACGCAATCTATAAATGGCCGTAGAGTGATATGGATTCGAACCGTTCCTTCACGACACGCAATAAGTGGAAAGGCCTCCTTGAGTTTTGCACGGCTGAAAAAGAAAGAGAGTGGAATCATCAGTTTTCCTCCTTCGGTTGGAAAGACACGATTCGGGTTCCATGACGTTAGTCTACTAAGTGTTGAAAATCCTGTTCCGTCTACATTGATTCCAATCTGCGCATTTGTATCTGCCATTACACGGCCTGCAGTAAAGGTAAAATCACCATCAATTGTCTCAATAATCTGGTCTTCAATTTCGAGTTCGGCTTTCTGAACCAAGACTGTACCAATGGAATTTGCATAAAACCAAGCACCACTAGGGTCGACATATTGATAGCGGCCAGACAGGATACGGAGGACTGTTGTAGGATCAAACCAGTGGCCGAGTTTCACTTGAAGAAACACTCCAAAGAGAAGATCGCCACACGCGATGGAGCCCACATCAAAGGAAAATCGTTGACCAAAAGCAGCGGGGCCACGAAAAGCGAAACTCTGAACGGCAGGGACAAAGGGACGATTGCGTCGTTCCTGGTCGCGTGCAAACCAGGTTGTCTCAGAGTTGAGCGGCGTAAAATAATCGTCTTGACTATCACGGGTAGCCAAATCAATTAGGGTTGTTATATCACCGCGAGGCCTTGAAGCACCAGCCATTCTCTCTACAGGGTTGTCAGAAGGCTTTAGAACTCTCTACAACCCAGTTATGGTTACACTGCTTGAAGTTACCGTTTCTGAGGAAATGCCACCATTGTTATCTGAAAGTTGCATTGTAAAATAGAGTGTATCTCCATTTGCCATGGAGTATCCATTATTAACATAATCTACATTTACAATGGCAGTGTGACCGTTATTTGTTTCACTCGTACCACCTGCTAAATAATTTGATACGACTTGAGTTGTTGTCCCGCTTTGAACCCAATAGATAATGTAATTATAATTGTATACAAAGGCGCCGTCTTTTCCAGTAAATTGAAGTTCCACATTGACTTGACCTGTACTATAGGATAGTGTAATAGAAAGATCTGTCGGCGTGGGGTCATATGCTTGAAAATCATAAGGTTCGTTATTTGAAGGATTTGATGCGGTCTGTGCACCCTGCGCATTTCCAGAAGTAATCACAATATATAATGTGATTCCAGAAATACTTACATTTGGATTAGGAAAGGTAAATGAATCTGAGATTGTTCCACTCGTTACATTTGAAATTGTTCTTCCTGAATATGCACTCTGACCACTTGGATAGTAGGGTGAATCTGTAGCTGCATCGTAAAAAATCCAGTCGTAGTATGTTGCACCTGAACCAGGATTATTTCCAGTTGAGGCATTCCAAGTAAAATTTGCGTAGGGAGGACTTATTGTAGATACATTCTGTGCGTAGATGGTTAAACTTGGCGTACCTAGAACACCATTTGGAAATTGGGGCTGATAGCATGTGACTACACTTGAGTTTGGAGAATTTGTTGTATATGAAATACCTGTAGGTCCTGCTAAATAGAGTTGGTGATTACCATTCGCAATGATGACCGCATAATAATTTGCTTCACCAGTACCAAAGTCAACATTCGTAGATTGTGTTAATGTAGGTGGACTAGTATTCACAGGAGTTCCATCATAGTAGATTCCATATGAGCCATCTGTATTTTCTTTATAGACCTGTAATGCAAAACCGTATGCACCATCCGATTGTGTATAGTTTACGATAAGTGTTTGTACAGATATTACTTGATTTGGATCTGTTGGATTCTGATAGGATGAATATACAATATCTATACTTGTAAAACTTGGTGAAGTTGGAGAACTATACCAGATTGCTTGTAAATTGATGGGTGAGCTTTTTGCACCACCTATAATATCATAATACACTACGCAGTTTAGATATAAATTCATATAGTTATTAGACACTGTATAGTTAAAAGTGCCTGAGAGTGTTGATCCTGATGTTAAGAGTTCATATGTTGGATTTACGCTGCCAGGAAATGTATCTGGTGCCTGTGTTAAATAAAGTTTATAATAAAACATTTGAACATTGGGCACACTTGTCCAAGAATACTGATTTAATGCGGAACTTGTCCAAGGATATGAGTATAAAGTTCCATTTTGATTTGTGAGAGAGAGAGAAGTAATAGGTAAAAGTGGTGGAGGATAAATTTGTACAAGAAGTGGAGGGGTTTGTGTTGAAGAGTCGAACGTATGTGTTAAGGCATTTTTACCATTATTAAATGAATTTGTGTCGTCTGATTGGGTCCATTTCATTTGAAAATATGCCATCTCTATCTAGTAGTAAAGAAATATTTCTTTATACAAGACAAACACAAAAATGAAATATATCTATTAATTAATACTAACTACAAAAAGATACAGCTACGCCAACGACACCTCCAGGATTATATCCAGAATGTTGTGTTGTAATAGAATATATTAACTATTAATACCATAGTTGTAAGCAGAACCATTTCCACCTGCGCCACCCGCGCTACCTGTAATACCTCCTCCAGCAGATTTTGTACTTGGAAAGCTACCTGTACTTGAGCTTTGTATTACTACAGTAATACCTCCGCCTGAAGCTCCACCTCCATATGATCCGGTTGCAGCCGAATTTACTCCATTTGCTTGTACAGAAGCCCCATTTGGAGTAATATTTCCTTCGCAAATAATAATAAGTATGCCACCTGTACCTGTAAGGCCAGCTGTACCTCCACTTCCACCAAGATTGCCGGTTCCACCAGCGCCACTACCTACTGATCCATTTCCTCCTGCCCCGCCAAGTGAAGAACCATCAAATCCAGGATTACTTTTTGTTGATGATCCACCTCCTGCACCACCCGAAAAAGCAGATCCAGTTCCCCCTGCACCACTTGCTGCCTGATTTGCACTACCACTACCCCCTCCACCAGTAGTCAATGAACTAGTTGTAGATGCACCATTAGTACCAGTATTTCCATTTCCACCTAGACTTGACACTGAATTACCACCTGCTCCGCCAACTGATTGAATGACTGGTGTTATATTTGGAGTAGAACTGTTATATATATTATTTGCAATTGGTATATTAAATGATCCAATATTAGCACCTGTAGTATCTGTATTTCCTCCACATGCGCTCATTGAAATACTAGAGGAAGTATCTGTAAATGTCAAATTACCCGTTACATAGACTACCATAAAAAGTCTTCGTTTTGCATCAGGGTCATTTGGATATGCATAAGTTCCAGTACTTGGCGGGGTATACGATGGATTTACATTTGGGATAAGAACTGTACTTGAAGCAAGAGTTAAATTTCCTTTACATACAATGAATGAACAAATATCAGGAGTACTACTAAAGAGAGTTGCTACGCTTGCTTGAACTAAGGTTGTCCCACCTGCAAGTATATTATATTCATATCTACCACATGGATTTCCATTTAATGTAAATTTACCACCTACAATTTTCTTTCCATTATAGTTAATTGAGGGATTTTGTACGGTACCTAATATTCCATTCGCCGCTAGAAATTTTGCGGCATCATAGAGTGTAGGAGATGATAAATCACCACCTTGAAATGTAGTCGGCGGAATACATATATAGAGTGGGCTATTATATGGGTTCGAAACAAATGAATTTTGTGCGGAATCCAAAATAACCTGTATTTTACCAGTATTATTTGTTACAAATCCGTTATTTTGACCTGGAGTAGGAACCCAATTAATTTGAAATGCCATCTATCTAGTAGGAAAGATTTGTTTTTTACCTGCAAACCGTATATATATGAAATACGCTACTGCAAGTGGAGTAGCATAAAGTGCCACATAAAAAAGAGCCATCAGAATTTTTAGTAACACTTTCGCCCAAGGTGATATCCATGACATTTCATGTTTATGGTCCATTATAGATTCCTCTGAAGGGGCACATACTGGATCCACTGAAAAACACGGTTCATAGAATTTATGATCTAAAAAGACAATTTCGGCCTTATGCGCATAAAAAAATCTGCTTTGTATTGCTGGACCTGTAGTTTCAGAAATATAGAGCTCTTTTGTCAGAAAATCACTTTCTTCTGCAGTGGAATTTGTCATTTGGGTAATCAATTCTAAAAGAAGCGGATGATGCGGCTTGACTAAGAGTATTGCATTATTTGTACTTGCCAAAAGATTACTTGGAAAGGCTGCCATACTCATTATTAGTTCAGCTGTCTCAATCTTCGGAGTCGTGTCAATTGCTTTCAGCGATTTCATATCTGTGTCCACGGACACTCCACCGTATGCATACAAAACCACTAAACGCCCAAAATCCACCTTCTCTACAAGATAGCGAAAACTATCAAAGCGCGCAACTACTGTTGGAAAGAGTTTTCTGCACTCCTCACGAAGACTTGCTTCATCCCAGACCATGTGCGTATACCCTGGATTTAAGGTCCTCAAACTATTGACATTATCGGCAAATTTTGGCGGCAGCGAATCCCAACCCTGTAGCCAAATTTGGTGCGTAATTCTGGGTATTTTACGCCCCTCCATCCTATTTACGAGCCTTAAAAAAATCAGTAAAGACGTGGTAATCGCCGTCATAGACTAGATATGTAATGACCACTGCAAGAATAACATCAACCGTATAATGGGACCTTGTTAAGATAATCATAGCCATATTCAGCGCATTAATAAAGTAAAAGAATGCGGGACTTATAATTCCCTGTCTCCAGAAAATCAGAGTCGCCAGCAAGACAAATGCGGTGTGACCACTAAAGACCTTGTCGTAGCAATTACCCTTGAAATAATTCAGCCATCCCATTGCCGTATCGCATTTATCGTGCTTGGGAAGAATTGTTACAATGGTTGTTAGTGCGCGTACAACCATAATGAGTAGAAATTTTGCACCAAACTCCTTTACAATGGGAAGAGGATTCGGGATAAAAAAGAAAGAGAGCGCAGTCAGCGTAATAATAACATCATTATAGGCTTTGTAATCGTGTAAGTCGGGAACTGTAATATGTAGAAGGTCAAAAATTTTCCCTTTCTGATCGGCCTTGTAAAATTCATCTCCAAGTACTTGAACAAAGTAATTGGAGGCGAATACCAATAGCAGTAAAAAGCCTACCCAGAGCGTATCCCTCATCCTACTTAGATACCCTCTTCTATTTCGGCGAGCCAGTCGCTCCACGACTTAGGGCTTCGCGCATCCCATTTGCGCTGTCGGTCAATATAGAGTGTCATTTGCCGATTGAGTAGTGTCAAGTCAACATGGGTGGGTTTATAGGTACTAAACTCTTCAAGGACTCGGGCAATTTTATGAGGAGTGAAGGAGCCGCATGTATAGATATCCATTTGTAGAAGACACTTTGACTTCGGATGATGTAGAATCCAGGGCGGCGGAGTCTTCCAGAAGTGAAAGGCGATATGCGAAGTCTGAATCGGAGCCACGGCGGTCAGCCCTTCATTCCATTTCGGCTCGCTCACATAAAACGCACGCGGCTCACCGAGAAAATTCATGGAGAGGTCGTAGATTAGGTGATTTAACTTCTTCTTGACGCCCTCCATGTCGCCTTTAGAAGGGCAGGTCGTCGTTTCAAAGCGTACAAGCAAGTGGTGGTGTTCAATCGGTGATTTCGGATGATTTTTATGTTTACGAGTTCTGTTCTTGCTAACCATTCTTTTAAATCTAAAGATTAAATATAGAATGTCTGGTGCGCAAAAGACCGGTTGGAGCTTTGGATTTGGTACGAATACAGTTCGCCAGAAGGGCGCGCGCACTGCTGCTCAAGCGTCTGGAGTAGG